AGGATAATCCTCTACCGTAACAGCGTTGTCTGCTGCGTCCTTGTTGTAAATTAGTGTATTTATCATATTTTCTCCTTTGTTGTTATTAGTTTCTCTCACGAATCTATTTTAATCTAATATGCTGTAATGTGCAAGTGTTTGCACAAATATATTTATAAGCCATTACGCAGCACCTCTTAAATTTAATTCATTGCAGATAGAACTGTGTAGGTCTAAGTCATCTTTAGGCAATTTAACACCAACCTGTCTTCTCATAGATAAAAGTGCAGCCATGTCTAGTAACCATTCAGTTTTTTCATTTTCTACTTTAATGTCTTTGTACATTACGCAGTCTCCTTATATAAAAGAGTGTATGGTTCGTAACAACCAAAGCAACCAATAGCAGAGTTATCACAGCCTCTTCCATCCATCCACAACTCTAATTTAATTTCATCGAATGTGGCTCTGGGCAAATATAATTTTTCAAACTTAGTGTCCATATTTGTTTCCCAAACACCTTTGCCTGTTCTTTGAAGAGGTTTGACTATTAGATGGTTTTTGCCGATCTTTTCAATTATTGCAATATATTCCAGACCATCAATAACAAATTTACAATCGTCTAATCCTTCTTCTATGTAATTATCAAACATTACGCAGCCTCCTTTGCTTTATGTTTCTTAGCCAGAGCATCACCCTCGCCCATCATGTATAGCTCTAACACTTTTTCTCTATCTAGGCTGTCACCATCACTCCAAAGGTTCGGAAATAGATCCATATACATTCTTGTATATTTGGTTGCTTTTCTTTTTGTCATTTTGTAGTGGCCATACATACCGCCCTTGCCGTACCATTCCGCTAAGATATCAGTGAATTCTTCCATTTTTTTCTCCTTTTTGTTAATCTCTCTCACGTATCTATTATATGAAATTATGCAGTAATGTGCAAGTGTTTGCACAAATATATACAACTTATTTTAGGCCAAAAAAAAGGGCCCTTTTGAGGCCCTTTGTTTGAAATACTTGAGTAATAAACGGTATTTCTAATCGTTCAATTTATGCGCCTTGTGAGCCGTAGACTCCTCTCCAATCAGAGAAACCGAAGCTATATCTTTCACGTGCTTTGTAACGAATGTTTCCAGTAGAGAAATCTGGTTCCATGGAAGTTTCCATGCCAGTTCTTTGGAACATTTTAAGGCCATCGCCTTGTGATGTTACAGAAGTCAAGATGAAGAAAGCATCTGGATCTGTTAAGTAATGATTAACAGAATAACCACCAGGTAAAACACCTGTGTTAGCTATTGCGTTGATATCATTATCAGCAGTGCCAGATCTTTGCGAAGAATTAAGAATTCTGTCAGCAACAAATACTAGTTCACTAGGAACAATTAATTTGTCAGCTTGAACAGAGATTGTTAGTCCTTTGTCATCTGTGAAGTTAGATATGTCAATCAAAGCATCTTCTAATGAAGTTTCATTAAGATCCGCCATTGATGTTGCTCTGTTAGCTGTTGTACCACCGCCCGCTAGAGGGTGATCTGTTGCTATAAGAGATTTACCGTCTCCTCCAGTAAAGCTACTAGAGAAAGCGTTATTTAAAACATCTGCGCCTTTTACTTCTTTGGTGTTAGCCATAGATCTTGCGAGTGCTTTAACATATCTTTTACCTAAAGAATCATAGAGGTTATCTTCTACAGCTTCTTCTGTAAGTGCAAATGCTAGTGCCACTGTATCGTGGGTGTATCTAGCACTGTAACTTTCAGTAGCGTTGTCGAAAACAACTCCTTGTCCTTCAGTTTTTGTTGGTGCGGAACCAAATCCTGTTATTAAGACTTCTTCTTCAAACGCTCTTGAAGAATCTTCAATGTTGAAAATTTCTTCATATTCACGATTGTATTCGTCATAAGAAAGTCCAAATAAAGAATTTAATCCTGGTTCTAGCTCTTTAGCGAGCTGGGCTCTTGATATTGCCATTATTTATTTCCTTATGCTAAACCAGCACCTTTCTGTCCCATTATGTGGTTTTGAATCACACATAGTACATTGGTGTTGGCAGACGCTACGTCTGAGTTATCGGGATTCTGAGAGATATCTAATGCTTTAAGAGGTAATGTTGCGGTAGTAGCACCGGTAGTTACATCAAGCTCTAGATTAGATCTTCCAGACTTTGTGTCGCCAACTGGTGAGCCATCAACAATGTCAAAGTTACCGAACAGATCTGCCACCGGGAAGGTGTCATCTGCTTGGACTTCAAACACTACGTTTGGATCGTCAATTATGTTAGCAATAATATCCGAAGCAGAAATACTGCCGGGATACGTGTTTTTAAATACCTGTTCGCCTGTAGTTGGATCTGTGTAAGACACTCCATTGAACACTCCGACAATCGGAACGGTTCCAGTTGCAACATGTCTTCCTAATACCCCAGCTGTTAGCTGAGTAACAAGATCACCTTGAAACAGTGGTGTTGTGACTCCACTCGCTATTCTATAACGGCTTTGGCCGCCAGAATAGGGAGATCCACCCATCATACGTACAGGTTTACATCCAAATGCGCTGTCTTTGTTAGCCATTTAGTTTCTCCTTTTTATGATTGTTACTTTTTTCCAAAAGTAACATTTGATTTTCTATCAGCATCGTACTTGACATATCTACCATCTTTCCTAGAGTCATTAAACATATTATTGTCTAACGCATCTTTGGCTTGTTGGTTTTTTCCTGCGTAATAAGCATTACGCTCTGAGATTGTTTCAAGTGGCATCTTTGCCAATAGCAAACCTTCGTTATATACGATGCCAGTATGTTTTCCAGAATCCATTGTAGGTAAAGCATATTCTTGCGGTAAATCAGTCCCTCTTACGAGTTCCCAACCTTCTCTAAGTCTTCTGCTTACATTACCTCTGTCCTCTACACCCAACATAGATTCTCTTATCCATCGATATTCGTATCCTTCTGGTGCAGGCGGTGTTTCTAGTTTTCTAACTGGCCTCCATGGTTGTCTCTGAGTATTTTTAGCGTGACTCTCGGATTCACGGGATTTTCTATTCGGTGCTTCTTCTATTTCATTCGTCATTATTTTGCCTCTCTAAGTGAAATTTTTTGTTTTTCTTTAGCAACAGATTTTAACCACGCGTCTTCCGACATATTGTGCGGCTTCAAACCTTTTAGACGTTCGACTTCTGATTTAGAGAAAGTCACTCCGTTCTTTTTGCCTTGTGTTTTTTGTCGACTTCCAACGGAAGCAGGAGCAACTCTTTGCACAGCGGGTTTAGCTCCTTCTTTGGCGACATTTTGCCCGGACGAAAGGTCCGGATAAACTTTGTAAACTCTAGTATTTAGCTCATCATAATATTCATCTGAATCAGCGTCAAAACCTTCGTTAATTAAATTGTAGTGTGTAAAGTATGCAAACTGCGTAGCTTGGGTGTTAGTAGCATCGCTAGTATCACCATACCATTGGTTGTTTTCATGCCAGGACTCAGCTTCTCTGGTTGGCTTTACTTCTTGTTGTTGTGGTTGTTGGTAAGATTGTTGTGGTTGTACAGGCTGTGGGTTATGAAACTGTTGTTCAGCTTGCTGCCTCGCCATTCTTACTTTTTCTTTTTGAATACTTAGATCGCTTTTTAATGTATCAGCCTTTGACATTAAATCAGCATCATTAGACTCAACAGCTTTTTTGTACAAGTCATTAGCTTGCATTTCTTTTGCTTGAATAGTCTCTTCTTCTTTTTGTATTAATACGTTTCTTGTTTGCATCCTTTCTTGTTCATAAGCTGCTGTTTCAGCATTTTTTTGATGCAACATTTGTTCTAGCCTTGCAGATTTTTCTTCTGATGCTCTATGTCTCTCATTTAACTTATTAATTCTTTTAGAAACGCCTTTCGTGTAAGCATCTAATTCTTCGTCTGAAGATGCTACTTGTTCTACTTGATCTACTACCTCTACCGAAACTTCATCAACCTCTGGTTGAATTATTTGTGTATTTTCTTGTTCATTCATATCTATAAACTCGCTATGTCATCTGGATCGAGTATGGTGGCTATAACTTCATCATCATTAATGATTCTGACCTCTGCACCGTCCTCCAATTTAAACCTAGAGCCAGAGTAACGCCCTATTAAAACCCATTGTTTCTCTTCACACCAAGAGGTTTCTCCATACCTTGCTTTATCGTTGTAGCACTGTGGTCCTTTTTTAACCACGTAAGCAACAACAGTGGCCAAGGCCTCACGATCAGTTGTTTTTTTAGTCAGAAGAATTCCTCCTTCTGTTTTGGCTTTACCGGCGTATGGTAAAACTAATATGCGCCAACCTGTTGGTTGTGGCATACGATCAATTATTGATTTGTCTAAAAGAGTAGGATCTAAAACCCTGGACTCTTCTTTTATGTAAGCATCTGCAACTATGTCATTTGTAGATCTAATATCAGCCATTTATTTTTCCTTGTTAAAGTCTTTTATTTCGTTAGTTATATAGTATAAAGCAGAAAGTTCACCTTGCAAATATTTATAATGTTCTATATCTTTTAGCGCACCAGACATTAATGTTTCTGCTATCTGGTTTTCTCTCTCTGCAAGTCTACGTTTAATAAAATCTATTACTTGAATTTCATCCATTATTTTTTAACTGGCTTGCCCTTTTTTTTAGCAGGAGCCTTTTTTGCAACTGGTTTTTCTATCATTTTTTCTTCTACTACTGGCTTTTCTGTAACAATTTTTAATATTGGCTTTTTAAAAGTAGCTTTTTCTATAACCGGTTTTTCAGTTATTCCTGCTGCTTTGTTTGCAATCCTTTTATTGTTTATCTCAGACTTATGCGCCTTGTGATCTGCAACTTCTAGTATTGCAGCTTTCTTTGCTGCCTCTTCTGCTTGCTTAGTTTTTTTTAAATTCTTTAAAAATGCTTCTCTTGAATTCATAATTAGTTCCTCAACTTAGTTTGTATATCTAATAGCTTCAGATCTGCATTTTGCTTTAATCTGTCAATAGCTACATTTAGTTTATCATCTGCTATGCCTTTTTGCACATTTATGCGTTGTTCTTGTAATTCTCTCTCTTGCATTTTTTCTTGAGATCTTTGATTTTGTTTTTGCATAAACTCCTCAGAACCAATATCTAACTCTTTATCTTTAAGATCTAACTCTGCTTTTCTTATTTCAACTAATGGATCTCCGCCATCACCTTGACCTATTGATTGTAAGAATTCATTTGTTAGTTCAGCCATAACAGGTGAACTGAACTGATCTAAGATCA